GCGGTATCGGTAGGCGTAACGCCAACAAAGTTTAGTTATGACGAGGAAGGCGTAATGATCGTTGAGGCGGCTACATGGCAAGAATTGTCGCTGGTCAGCGAAGGCGCATTTAGCGGGGCAATTATTGAGCGCGTCGCAGCAAGCGCACCCGACGAACCAGTTGAAACACCAGCCGAGAGTATCCACCAAACCGAGCCAGCAATAGAGTTAATATCAGAACAAGACACAACAAAGGAAACAGACATGACCGACAAAATCGAAACCCCAGTAGTTGAAGCAGCGACCGCAACAGTTGAAAAACTTTGGGCGCAACCAAAACACGAATTCAAGATGCCAACACCGGGCGAATACTTTGCCGCAATGACAATTGGTGGCGACACATTCCGCAAAGTAAACGAAGCATACAAATTTGCTGCCGCTAAAAGTCAATCAGCATTGCAGTTTGCTTTGGCACAAGACTTGACAACTGATACACCGGGTTTGTTGCCACAACCAGTTTTGGGCAACGTGTTTTTGAACTACAACGCTATTCGTCCTGTTGTGTCGGCAATCGGTACTCGAGCAATGCCAAACGGACAAGGTAAATCGTTTACTCGCCCAATCATTACTCAGCACACCGCAGCAGGCGTACAAACTGAAGGTCAAGAAGTAACAAACCAAAAAATGACGCTTAGCGCAAATACGGTTACACGTAGCACCGTCGCTGGTGGCGTGTTTATTTCCCAACAAGATATTGACTTCACAGACCCTGCAGCGCTCAATGCAATTTTGACAGACTTGCAAGGACAGTACCTTAAAGAAACTGACAACATTGCGGCCGATGCTTGCAATACTGCAAAACAAACTTCAGGTTTCACATGGACAGTCACAGCAGGTGACCCAACAACACTTATGGCAGCGTTGTACGGTTGCGCGTTTAACATCAGCAACCAAACAAACTTGTTTGCAACACACTTGCTGGTAAGCGTTGACGTGTGGCAAAAACTTGGCGGTCAACTTGACGCAGACAAGCGCCCACTATTCCCAGCAATCGGCGCACCGGGCTTAATGGGTCAAAACACATTGGGCGCAGGTTCGGCCGCAACATGGTCAGGCATGAACCCAATGGGACTTGAGATCGTGGTTGACGGCAACTTTGCATCAGGCACAATGCTTGTTGTACACGCCCCAGCAATCGAGTTCTACGAACAGCAACGCGGCATTATGCGAGTTCAAGACCCAGCACTTTTGGGCGAAAACTTCTCGTACTACGGTTACTTTGCGACATTCTTCCAAGATGCAACAGACGCAACCGCAGGCTCACGCTTCGTACAGTCGATCACAGTCGCCTAGTCGTAAGCGGCAAAACCGCTCATGGCAACATACGCAACAGCAAGCAAACAATTAACAGATAACTACGCCTGCATATCTACGCTTGAGCCAACCGACATACAGGTTGGCGACAGCGTAGTTGTAGGGGCGTTAGGCGCACCGTTTAACGGCACGTACACCGTGCTGGCTTGCCCACAATACCGATACACAGGTGTTGACGGCACAACGGGCGAATTTAACTATGACGTAACGATCGCCGTACCAAATCAAATATTGTTTGCTTGCACAGGTGACGACGTTGATTTCGTTGCGATCTACACCGGCACGGTTGCGTTCACACCGACCTGCACGTGGATTACGGCAGCCAATTTAGTCACCTATTTGGGTGTGTCGATTACTAACCCGTCAGATGATTACACGTTGATCACGCAGGCCGTGAGCGCTGGCAACCAGTTTTGCAGTCGCCGTCGAGCCGAGGCAGGTTATAACGACAGCCTTAGCACGTCGCCTAGCGGTGATGTCACGCTTGGCACTTTGATGTACAGCGCGGCGTTGTGGCGTTCGCGTGGCTCGCTTGAGAACGTGTTTGCGTCGTTTGACGGCATGGGTACAGCACCCCAACAATCGTTGACGCCGATCGTTAAACAATTGTTAGGTATTGATCGACCTGCGGTTGCCTGATGCCCGCACCATACACCGACCTATTTAACGAGACGCTAGACGATCTTGCTACGACGCTGACCGCAATCACGTCGTTGCGTGTTGTAACCGACCCAACAAAACTTGTGCCAAATTGTGTGTTCATTACAGCGCCAAGTTTTACGACGATCGCTGGCAACGGCAACATCGTACGCATGGACTACCCGATCAAAGTCGTTGGCAGCGGCCCAGCAGGGCTACCCGTGCTACGCGAAATACTACAAATCACCGCAACCGTTTTAGGGTCGGCAATAATCGTCATGTCAGGCAGACCCGGCACACTCGACATAGGCGGGCAAGAATACCCGTGCTACGACCTATCGGTAGGCGTACAAGCGCAAACCGCGTAATGCACACAAACACACAGCCGTTATGGTAAAACTAATACAGACACCTAAGGAGTAATTACATGGCTAGCGCAACTTACTTATCAAACCCGGTATTGACGATCAACGGCGTTGATCTATCCGATATGTGTACGTCAGCAACCCTGACCTATTTGGTCGAGGCTCTCGAAGACACCGCGTTCGGCACAAACTCACGCAGTTACACAGCGGGATTAGTTAACAACGAAGTGACATTGACTTTGTATGCGAGTTTTGCCGCAACTGAGACTTACGCGACTTTGTTCAATTTGATCGGCGCAAAAACGACGGTGACACTTAAACCGACATCGGCAGTAGATAGCGCAACAAACCCAAAGTTTGTTTTGACTGATTGCTATTTAGAAAGTCTGCCAGTCATCAACGCGTCACTTGGCGAGTTATCAACCTATGATGTCGTATTTCAAGGCGGCGCATTAACAGTCGATACAACCAACCCATAAACCGTGCCATTACTGGCCGAGAACAGGAATAGGCAATGCGATTAAAACTAAAAGTTGATCTAAACGACGGCACAACGCCAATCGAAGTTACAACGAATATGTTTGTGATATGCGAGTGGGAAAAAACTGAGGGTCGCAAAATTAGTGACGGCAAAGGTATCGGCTACACCGATCTAGTTTGCTGGGCGTACAACTTGCTAAAACTTAGCGGTCAAACAATGCCAGCAACATACCGCGATTGGGTTAAAGCAAACCCGAACATGACCATTGAGGCGATTGACGAGACAGACCCAAACCCTACGGCGTAGGCAGTTACCGACGGCAACTAGCCGAGTTATTAGTTGCAACAGGGTACTGGCCTACGACAATCGAGTTTGACACGCGTGACCTAGTAACGGTGATTACGCTATTAAATAAGCAAAAGAGGTAGCGCAATGCCAGCATCAACAACTATTGAAGTCGTCGGGGTTAAACAGACAATCAACTCGTTGCGTAAAATTGACCCGCAATTGCAAAAAGATTTTAAGGCAGACGCAACCGCGATCGCCCAACCAGCAATTAACGCAGGCAAAGCCGTTTACAAAGATTTGCCGTTATCAGGTATGCGTTATGCGTGGACACAAAACGCCCGCAAAATATTCCCGTTCGTACCAAGCAAGGCAGCCAACGGGGTCAAGATGCGGTTTGACACGCGACGTAACGCCGTCGGCGTAATACTTATAGAACAAAAAGATGTTGCGGCAGCCGTGTTTGAAACGGCAGGTCGCGCAAACGCAAACAAGTTAGGTAATGCGCTTGGGTTTGTTGGCGCTGGTCGCACTCGACTGATCGGGCCTGCGGTGTATAAAGCGCGTCGCAATATCGAAGCAGAGATGACAAAAATGATTGCTAAAACTATGCGTACGGTGCAAAGCGAGTTATAGACATGGCACTATCCATACCTATTGTCAGCGAGTTTGACGGCAAGGGCATTGACAAAGCAATTAAAGAATTTAAGCAACTTGAGACCGCAGGCGAAAAAGCACAGTTTGCAATCAAGAAAGCGGCAATACCAGCGGCGGCAGCGCTTGCAGGTTTGGCGGCAGCAGCAGGCCCAGCAATATCGGCAGCGTCAGACCTTGAAGAAAATTTAAGCAAAGTCAACGTAATCTTTGGTGAAGGTGCAAAAGAAATTGAGAATTTTGCTAAGACCGCGGCGACCGCGTTAGGTCAATCACAAAATGCTGTTTTACAGGCTGCTGGTACGTTCGGCACTTTTGGTAAGGCGGCTGGTTTAGGGGGTATAGAACTTGCAAAATTCAGCAACGATTTTACGGCGCTTGCGTCAGACCTTGCTTCATTTAATAATACAAGCCCTGAGGAAGCTGTCAACGCAATAGGTGCAGCGCTTCGAGGCGAGGCAGAGCCGTTACGCAAATTTGGTATTTTGTTAAACGACGCAACATTAAAAACTGCGGCGTTGTCGCTTGGTATTTATGACGGCAACGGTGCGTTAACGGCACAACAAAAAATACTGGCAGCGCAAAAAGTTATTTACGAACAAACAACTGCAGCACAAGGCGACTTTGGTAGAACTAGCGACGGTTTAGCAAACAGCCAACGCATATTAAAAGCACAATTACAAAATTTGCAAATTGAGATCGGCAAAGGTTTGTTACCAGTTGTGCAGGCTATTTTGCCGCCGTTAAAAGCGTTTGCAACGTGGGCAGTTGAAAACCCTAAAGCGTTCAAAATTGTTGCTGGCACGATCGCTGGTATTGCGACCGCTATTTTGGCAGTTAATTTTGCAATGGCAGCCAACCCGTTTACGTTGATTGCGGTTGGTATTGCCGCGCTTGTTACTGGTCTTGCAGTTGCGTACACAAAATTTGAAACGTTTAGAAA